CGCAGCACCTACGGGCGGCCTGCTTTGCATTTCTGCTCGGCAGGCCGCTCGCATTTTCGCTCACGCAGGGGGATGCGCGGCGAAACCAGTTTGTCAGTTGTGTGTAGTGGGGCGTCAACATGGGTCAGACCTTACCGGCTGTCCGCGAAAAGCCTAAATTACCGCGTGTCAAAAGTGGCCCTCCAAGGGGCCAAAACGTGCACCAAATTCTGCCGTTCGAATTGTTCTTGCGAGAGATTTGGCCGCAAGACCGAACCAAGAACTACATGCGGCTCACTGGCGCTGCACAGCGCACGGCGAAGCGCCGCCTTAGCGGGAAGCACCCGCCAGACTATGCCGAGATCGCCGCGATCCTGCGCAGCGAATACGGCTTCCACCTTTTGCAGCACATCATGGGTGATGCCCGACCGAAATGGTTCAGCGGCATTGAGCGTGCGCGGAGCATCGGTGAACTGCGGCGGCGCGTTGCCGAGCAACAGCGCCAGCTCGCGCAATTCGAAATGGCAATCGAATAGGGGAGCGGCGTGAATGTCCTTGACCTGTTCTCGGGCATTGGCGGCTTCAGCCTCGGGCTTGAACGAGCCGGAATGCGAACCGTCGCGTTCTGTGAGATCGACCCTTTCTGTAGAAAGATTATCGCCAAAAACTTTCCCGGCATCCCCATCTACACCGACATTAGAGCCCTCCACGGAGCCGCAGTCGGCTCTGTGGACCTCATATGCGGAGGCTTTCCGTGCCAGGACATTAGCGCAGCCGGATCGCGTATCGGCATTGACGGCGAACGCTCGGGACTATGGAGCGAGTACGCCAGACTTATTGGCGAACTTCGACCACGATACGTCATCGTGGAAAACGTTGACGACCTCGCTATTCGCGGGCTTGGACGAGTTCTCGGAGACCTGGCCACGCTCGGGTATGATGCGGAGTGGCACTGCATACCGGCTGCGACCGTTGGTGCCGATCATTGGCGAGATCGTATCTGGATCATTGCCTACCCCAACGGCTCAAGGGCTGAGCCGCTTGACTTCCGCCGGCGGCAGCAACGCCCGCAAGAAATGGGCGAAGATGCTCCCGACTGTGTGCGCACACGACTACCGTGGCGGTTGCAAGCCGGAACGGTCGGAGCGGATGCGCGAGCAATCAGCCCGTGGCTTGGACTTGCCCTCTGTTCTCCGATTGCTTTTCCCGAACTCGACGGGGCTGGTTCGCCCGTCTTGGGCAGAGGCGAGGATGGGATACCCAATCGGGTGGACCGAATGCACTCCCTCGGAAATTCCGTCGTCCCGCAAATCCCTGAAATCATCGGCCGAGCAATCCTCGCCGCAAACGAAAGCCTCTGATCACCAGTCGTGATCGTGCCGCTTGTTCAGCGGTCATTGTCCCAAGTGCGTTTGTGTATCCGCGTCCACGCCAACGGGGGTTGGCTCATACTAAGGGGGGTCGCATGGCTGATGCCATCGGACACAACAGCGCGAAGCTCCAGGAATTTATCGACCGGCTCTATGAGCGGGAAACCGAGAAGCGTTCGGTCGCGGTCGATATTCGGGAAATCAAAGGCGAGGCCAAGGATCAGGGCTTCAACGTGATGGCCATCTCGCGGATCGTGGCTGAGAAGCTGAGGGATTCCGACAAGGCCGCGAAGGAAGCGCAGATCGCGGAAGCGGTCGATCAGTACAAGTTGCAGTTGGGACTTGTTTGATCGTGTCCGCCGTCCATGACATTCCATTCGCCTTGCCAGCGACACGCTCGGTCGTGGTTGAACTGGCTGGTGCGCCTGTGCCGAAAGGCCGTCCGAAGTTCGGGCGGGGCAGGGCGTACACCCCCACCAAGACGCGCAATTACGAAACTGATTTGCGCTGGGCCGCCAAGGTGGCGATGCACGGTCGTCCGCCAATTGAAGGCGCGTTGAGGGTGGAAATCCTCGCCGCGTTTCCGATCCCTGGTAGCTGGTCGAAAATGAAGCAGGCGCGGGCGCTGGCCGGGATACTGCGCCCGACTGGAACGCCGGACTATGACAACGTAGCCAAGGCGGCTGGCGATGCGCTGAACAAGATCGTCTGGCGAGACGACGCGCAAATCGTCAACGCGACGGTCATCAAGCGGTACAGCGACAAGCCCCGACTTCGTATCGAGGTTGAAGCCCTGTTCACGGGGGCGCAATGACCCTGAGAGCCGACCAACTCCGCGATCTACTCGCCTTGGGTATTCAAGGTGAGACGTTGCTCGAAGTCGTCACGATTTTCGAGCGTGATGCATCACGTGATGGGCGTGACGGTAAAGCTTTGGCAGCCGAAAGGGCGCGTAACTATAGAGCCCGCCAGCGAAACAAGTCCGGGATGGCCGGACCCGATGTCACACGGGAAACGTCACGCTCGGGACGTGATGCAGAGCGTGATGCGAGCCGTGACGACGCCCTTATACTTTCTTCTTCCTTCCTTGGTTTGGGTAAAGAAGAAACCGAGAAGAAGAAAGATAGGGCGGTAGTTGTGGAAGGGCAGAGACCGAAAAAGCGGTCCATGACGCCCTTGCCGGACGACTGGAAGCCGTCACCGATGCACGTGGTCGCGGCGAACCGCCTGAAGCTTCGCCCTGAGATCGTTGAAAGCAAGGCTGAGGACATGCGCATTTGGGCGCAGTCCAACGATATTCGAAAAGCAAATTGGGACGCGACTTTTCACGGCTTTTTGAGACGGGCTGCAAATGAAACCGGAGGCGTGAATGCAAAACGGTCAGTTCAAGACGCTGCCGCCGATCTCGTCGGACGAATGCGGGAGTTCGACCGACCCCCACCGGGCGGCATACGCAGCGGAGAGGGCGATCGAAGGGGTGACGCCGAAAATCCAGACCTGTACGTCGCGGCGATTGCTGCGGTGATGGCGGATTACCCGGTGGACATCATCAAGCGCGTCACAGACCCGCGCACGGGCATTCCGGGCCGATCCAAGTGGCTTCCTGCGGTCGCGGAGATTCGGGACTTCTGCGAGGCCGAATACGAGCCGGTGCGCAGGCGCCAGGAATACGACCGACGCGCCGAAGAACGGAAGCGCGCGTTACCCCCGCCGGATGATCGAGCCAGCCGGCCGACCGTTGCGGACCTCAAAGCCAAGTACGGCGAGAACTGGGGGATCGAGGCGGGGCCGACACAGAAGCAACGCCGGGAAGGATCGTTGAAGGAAATAGAGGCGGCCAATCGCATTGTTTTTGAGCGGGAGTGTCGCCGCGAAGGCATCGAGCCAAAGGGCGGTGTTTCTCCGTCGCTACTGCGGCTTATCAAGGGGGAAGGCAATGGTGGCTAGAATTACTTGGACTGAAGATCGGATCGATCGGTTACGGGTGCTTTGCGCGGAAAAGCTTTCGTTCCGCGAGATAGCGACCGAATTGGGCGTCAGTCGAAGCGCGGTTATGGGCGCTGCGCATAGGCGAGGGATCATCAAGACCTATCAGCCTGCGGGATCGCATTCGAAGAACCATCCGAAGGTGGCCCGGCGCAAGAAGCCAGCCGTTCAAAACCGGCCGCGCGAGCTTGAGCCGCCGGTATCGCCCATGCGCGCTCACTTCCTCGGCATCTCGTTCATGGGCCTGATGGACAGAGATTGTCGGTACCCGGAAATAATCGACGGCGAAACTTTCTACTGCGGCCAGCCAAAGCAGGAAGGCTCCAGCTACTGCCCTGGATGTCACGCGATTGTCTGGATCAAGCCGGTCAACAAAAGCCGGTTACCGTTTGTTTCGAGGGGGTTTGCAGCATGACGATGATCGAACACGCGACGCCGACACAGCGCGAGATGCACAGACGGTTTATGGAAGGCCGCAGCCGGTTGGGGCAATTCCAAATCCCGAAACCGATTTCGGAGATCGACCTTTCGCGGCGGTCGAAGGGCGTCAAGGGGAAGGACGGCCGGTTGAGAATCGAGATCACCGCGCCGCAGCCAGAGGCAGAGCCAATCGAGGTCAGATATGAGGGGCCGGTAGTGATGCCGAACGGCGGGCCTGTGGTTATTGCGGAAATCATTGAAGCGGTGTGCGGCCTGAGCGGCATTCGGAAGAACGAACTGCTATCCTCACGGCGCACTGCAAATGTGGTCGCCCCGAGACATTTGGCGATCATGCTGGCGAAGCTGCTGACGGACCGGTCTTTCCCCCAGATCGGCCGTCAGTTCGGCGGCAGGGACCATACGACGGTGATGCACGCAGTTCGGAAATATGAACCGGTGGCGGACATTCTCCGTTCGCGGATGCCAGAGGATGCGAGGGTGATCGATTGGACGCTTGAGGCATTCCGGGTTGATTGGGAACTGAAGCAGGCCAAAGCCTGATGGCCCGCCCCCGCAAGAAGAACGTCCAGCGATCCGCCTCAGGCAAAAGCCGGGGAGAGAAAGCTGAAATAGCGCCTGAGGTCTTGGCCGTCCGCATTCGCGAGAACAAGCGGCACGGGCTTGAGCTCGACAGCCCCGGTGACGCCTTGGCTGGCTTTACGCTGGGCGTTCTTTTGCTGAGAAACCGGCAGGACAAGAGCAACCCCGGCAGCATTACCCAGGCTCAATACGACGCGGGGGACAGGTGGGCGTCCATTGTTCGCCGTCACGCCAACATCATGGGCTACGAGCTGAAGCGGGGGGCCGGACAGGTCAAGTCGCCGTCGTTCTCAATGGTTGGTGGGGGAAAGAACACCAGCCCCGAGCCGAGCGACGACAAGATAGCCGAGGCGCGCGATCAGTTCAGGGTCACCTATGACGCGATCATGGCGGTGTGCCGGGATCATGGGATAGCCGTGCGGGACATTCTGTTCGCGGTGTGCGTCGATAACCGGCCAGTGCTGGAGCTTAGCGAGGCGGACTATGGGAATCTGCGGCTTGGATTGAATGCGCTGGTTCGCGCGCTGCGGCTGTGAAAGCGGTGAACAACTTTGCGGGATTGGTTGCAATCGATCAATTTGGTGGCGTAATGGGACATTCATTCTTGCGCCCGCCCGGAGAAATCCGTTGGCGGGTTTTCGCGTTCAGGAGGCTGCGGCCTCAGAAAGGCTACTCCATGGCTGATATCAGCAAGATCGAATATCGCGTTCGCCCGATCACTCGTTACGTTGTGACGCGGTACCACGAAGATGCGGATGGAAAGTCGACTGGCAATTCTCGCCAGTGTGGCGAATACGACAACGAAGAAGTTGCCTATGAGGTTGGTTATGCCTTGGCCAAGGCCGAGCACGACCGTTTGAAGTTCCCCCTTGATGACCCACGGATTGTTTATCCCGAGCGGGTTTTCACAGGCCGGATCGGTTCCGGCGGGGTTCACAGTTCAGGGCCACTCCGAACCGCGGAGCATACCGGCCACTGCGGTTAATCACGGCAGGGATTCACAATGGCAGTTCAGAGTGCACGCAAGGGCCGCAGGTTCAAGGACTACGATTAATGGCGAGAGGCAGAAGGCCCGGCTTCCAGATGTCAGACGAGCATCGGGGTAAAATCCAAAACAGCAATATCCTCAAAGCCCTGATTGAACATGCCGAGGGCTCTCGTGAGATGAGTGCAACACAGGTTAGCGCCGCTCTTGGATTGCTTCGCAAGGTCATGCCTGACCTGTCATCTGCCGAAATCAAGTCGGAATCGACTGTGCGCTATGTCGCACGGGTTCCAGAAAAGAAGCCCACATCGGAATCATGGCAGACATCGCATACGCCGGAGACGATGCGTCACTAGAGGTCGTCTGGGAGGCGCAGACTCGGCAGTCGGCTTTCATCTCGTGCCCCGTATTTGAGGTCTTTTTCGGGGGCGCTCGCGGCGGCGGCAAAACAGATGCAGTTCTGGGCGACTTTCTAGAGCACGCTGACACATACGGCGAACACGCCATCGGGCTTGTCATCCGCCGCCAGCGAACGGAACTAATTGAGACGATAGAGCGGAGCAAACAACTCTACGTCCCGCTTGGTTGGCAATACCATGAGCAGGACAAGATGTGGCGGGCTCCTAACGGGGCTAGATTGCGTTTCGCCTATCTTGAGCGCGATGCCGATGCCGAAGGGTACCAAGGGCACAGCTACACACGAATTTACGTCGAGGAAATCGGTAACTTCCCCTCAGACAAGCCTATCCTGAAGTTGATGGCTACGTTGCGCTCGGGTGCTGGCGTCCCTGTCGGTTTCCGCGCTACTGGCAACCCAGGCGGGCCGGGGCACCAGTGGGTTAAAGCGCGCTACATCGATCCAGCGCCGGAAGGCTGGAAGGTCTTTATCGATCCTGTGAGTGGTCTGGAGCGCGTTTACATCCCGTCGCGGGTTGGCGACAACCGGTTTCTGGGCTCGCAGTACATTCAGCAGCTAAAGGCGTCTGGTTCGGAAAATCTGGTCAAAGCCTGGCTTGGCGGGGATTGGTCAGTAGTCGAGGGCGCCTTCTTCGATTGCTGGGACGCAAGCCGCCATGTAGTGCGCCCGTTCACTATTCCAAAGGAATGGACGCGCTTCAGATCGGGCGACTGGGGATCAGCTAGCCCGTTCTCATTCGGTTGGTGGGCTGTCGTCACCGACAAGTTCAAGACCGCAGAAGGTTTGTGGCTGCCGCGCGGGTGCATGGTTCGGTACCGCGAGTGGTACGGCATGCAGCCCGGCAAACCGAACACCGGCTTAAAGCTCCCGGCCGAAGCTGTCGGGGCTGGTTTGTGGAAGCTGGAAAAGGACGATCCGAAGCTGTCCTACGGAGTTCTTGACCCATCTGCGTTCAAGGAAGACGGCGGGCCCTCGTTGCATGAGCGGATCATGAAGGGTTCGGGCGTCAATAAAGACGGGGCTTACAACATCATTTTCCGTCAAGCCGACAACGCGCGTGTGCCGGGTCGTGGTGCGATGGGCGGGTGGGATCAGATGAGGTCCCGCATGATTGGTGATGCAGACGGGCTGCCTATGATCGTGACGTTCTCGACCTGTGTAGACAGCATTCGGACCATACCGGCGTTGCAGCATGACTCGGACAGGCCGGAAGACCTCGATACAGACATGGAAGACCACGCTGGCGATGACTGGCGATACGCCTGCATGTCGCGACCGTGGGCGCGTGAGATCGTGAAGCCTGCGGAGCGCAAGAACGCTAGCGGGTTCTCCAAGGTCGCAAGAAATGATGCCGGGTCAATGAAGGTTCTCTAATGGCAAAGAACCACGTCGAACCGGAGGACAACGGCCAATATCTCTCGCTCTCCAAACTGAAATCACGCCTTCAGGACTACCACGGCGCTAGCCGTGCCGAGCGGGACGAGGAGCAGAAGTCAGACCGCTATGTTCACGGCGACCAATGGACCGCCGACGAGATTAGCAAGCTTAAGGACCGCAATCAGCCGATTGTCACCGACAACCGCATTCAGCCGAATATTGATGGCGTGGTTGGGGTTGTCGAGAAGCTCAGGCAAGACCCAAAGGCGCACGCCCGCACACCGAAGCATGAACAGGGCGCAGAGATCGCGACCTATGCGCTCAACTATGCTTTGGACCAGAATCGATGGGCAGATGTCACACCGCTGATTGCTCGGGCTGGTGCCGTCAAGGCGGTGGCGGGTATTGAACTCTCGCTAGAGCCGGGGGACTACGGCGACCCTGACGTTAAGATTGATTGGGTCACAAAGGGGTTCTTTTACGACAAGCGATCCGTCCGGGAAGACCTTGCCGACGCCCGATATATGGGCGTTGAAAAGTGGGTTGATCTGGACGTTGCGAAAGAGATGTTCCCCGACTACGCGGACGATCTTGAGGACCTTGGCGCTTCTGGCGACGGGTCGGAGAGTGAGGCGCGGGACGAGGAACGTTCCTGGATACAGGTCAACGAAAAGCGCATCCGTCTTGTAGAGCATTGGTACCTTCGCCGGGGCGAATGGAATTTCTGCTTCTACACGGGGTCAATGAAGCTCCGCGAGGGCGTTTCCCCGTTCAAAGATGAAAAGGGCAAGACGTTCTCCCGTTACGTGATGTTCAGCGCGAACATCGACCACGACGGCGACCGCTACGGGCTAGTGCGCAACCTCATACCGATGCAGGACGAGGTTAACCATCGCCGGTCCAAGGCGCTGCATGCACTGAATACGATCCGCGTCTATATCGAATCCGGTGCGGTAGCCGATCCAAAAAAGTTGCAGGCACAGATTAACCGCAACGACGGTCTGATTATCGTTCCGCCTGGTGCCAAGGTGGATGAGAAGTCCAACGCGGAGCAGGCGCGCGGCAATCTGGAGATGCTTCAGGAGGCGAAGCAAGCGCTAGAGACGGCGGGTCTGAGCCCGCAGTTGCTTGGCGAGGCGGGCAGTGACCAATCGGGCCGCGCCATTGCGCTTTTGCAGCAGGCGGCGCTTGCCCAGCTTGGCCCGTTCATCATCAACTGGCGCGGCTGGAAAATGCGCGTGTATCGCGCCGTCTGGCACATGATCAAACAGAACTGGGTGTCCGAACGCTGGATCAGGGTTACTGACGACGAGGGTATGGCGCAGTTTCTCCCGGTCAACCAGCCCATGATGGACGAATACGGCCAGCCTCGATTGCGGCCGGATGGGCGGCCAGTACTGCAAAATCCGCTCGGGTCGCTGGACGTGGATATTATCATCGACGAAGGCCCCGATACCGTTACGCAGATGCAGGACGTTTATCAGGCACTGTCGAATATCCCCGGCGTGCCGCCTCAGGTGATTATTGAAACTGCAAATCTGCCCCACAGCATCAAGAAGAAGATCATGGGGATTCTGGAGCAGGCGTCGAAGCAGCCGAGCCCCGAAGTGGCTGCGGGTCAGGCCAAGCTACAGCTTGCGCAGCAAGAAGCCCAGATGAGTGCCCAGCTTAAGCAGGCCGAGTTCCAGCAGGAAACGCAGCGGGAGCAGCAGAAGCAGGCTTTGGCCCGTGAAATTGCGCAAATGGAAATGCAGAGCCGCGCTGAGCAGGCTGCATTCGATCGGGCGCAGGCAGCAGAGCAGGCGGCCTTTGAACGGCAATTGGCGCGCGAGAAAGCGGCCGATGAAATCGAGATCATGAAACAGAAGGCCCAAGCTGCTGCGCAGACGCAGCACGAGGCCGCAATAATTCGGGCGAAGCAGCCGCAACCGGCGGCACAACATTAGGAGTCGATACAATGGCTAAACTTATCTGGCTTGGTGAACCTGACGAGCAGGGCGAAGGCCCGCGCAAAAACACATGGAACGGCTACACGTTCATGCGGGGCGAAGCCGTCGAGATTGACGACAAGCACATGATCGCCAAGGCCAAAAACAACCCGTTCTATTCTGTTGATGGCAAGGTCTATACCCCAGACGGGGCTGAGCCAAAGATCGCCGGTCCTGTCGTCAAGGACGCGACTGAGTTCAGCGGCATGAAGGTTGCCGAGCTTCGCGAGATCGCCGCAGAACGCGGGGTCGATGTCGAAGGCATGAATAAGGCGGAAATCGTGGACGCTCTGCTGAACGAGCCCGCTATCACCGCCTAGGTTCTACTTGCGTAGCTGTCGCCGGGCATAACGGGCGAATAGGCGTCGTCGGCCTTAACGGACGTTCTGTGATCCTGACACATCAACAGGAATCGTCGCCGGATTAGCGGGCGTATGTGACCTTTCACAATAACAGGAAAACCATGGCTCAATCGCTGGACTCTGTCCTGGCGGACGTTGACGCGTCTGACGAGGAAATTGCGAACACCCAACCCGTAGAGCAGGAAACCCCGCTCTCGATTAAGAATGATCCGCCAGAAGAGGCGGGTCAGGGCGATGATGACGACCAAGGGCCTGATGCCATTGGCGCGCTTCATGCCGAGCGAAACCGGGTAAGGCGGAAGTACACCGACACGGTTGCCGACTTTGAGCGGAAACTGGCTGAGACGAACACCGGCTTCGAAAAGAAGCTGGCCGAAACTCTTGCCCAGAACGATCAGAGGTGGGAACAGCGGTTCAACCAGTTCGCGCAGACAATCCAGCCAAGACAGGAACCTAAGCCGAAACCCGAGCGTCCCGACCTATATGAAGACGGCGTTGGCTTCGTACAGCACGGCGTGCGCGAGGAGGTCGAGCCCTTAAAGAGCGAGTTTGCCCAGTTCCGGGAGCATGTATCCCGACGCGATGCAATCCGCGATCACGGGGAAGAAAAGGTTCAAGCCGCGTTCTCTGCCCTTCACCAAGCCGGTCTATCCGGCAGTCGCGAAGCGCAGGAAACGATAGCGCGCGTGAAGCAATCGATGGACCCATACGGGGACATGGTTACGTGGCATCAGCGCACATCGGTCCTGTCTGAGTTTGGTTCAAATCCAGAGGCGGCAATCCAGAAACGGCTAGAGGCCGCGCTGGAAGACCCCGCACACCTCGCCAAAGCCGCTGAAAAGCTCGGTGTAAGGCCGAAGCCCCAGCCGCAAGGCGATACGCAGCCCCTTCCGTCACTGAACCGCGCCACTGCCGCAGCAGGCAATGACGACGACGAGGAAGACGCGAGGGAAGTCTTCAACACAGCTTTGCGGAGCGGCGTAAGGCGCTAGCTCCCCTAGAAAGGATACACGGCCATGGCCGTCACCACGACTCAAACCAACAACCGCGGCATTAAGTTCCGCAACAACATCATCCGCGAAATGGTTCGCGGCACGATGTACTCCCCCTATATGGGCGACGATGGCGAAGCTGTCATTCGCTCGTTCTATGAGCAGGGCAAGTACGGCGGCGATCAGATCAACGTCCCGCTCATCACCGCCCTTCGCGGTTCTGGCAAGGGTTCTGGCACCCTGACCGGCAACGAAGAGAAGATGGGCAACTACGGCTGGCGCCTGTTCATCGACTGGGCGCGTAATGCCGTGACCGCCACTAAGGCGGAAATCAAGAAGGCGTCGTTTGACCTGTTCGGTCAGGCTCAGCCCTCGCTCGCCAAGTGGGGTAAGACGAAGCAGCGTGACGACATCACGAAGGGCTTGCTTGCCATTCCGCTGGAAAGCGCTCCGGCCGGTCTCGGCTCGGATGACGGTCAGACCGTCAATGGTGTGATCTTCGCGGACGCGACCGCTGGCCAGCGCAACACCTGGAATCAGAACAACGTGGACCGGGTTCTGTACGGCTCCGCCGTGTCGAACTACAACGCCACGTTCCTGACCGCGCTGGCGAACGTGGACAACACCTCCGACAAACTGTCGGCGGCTGTCATTCGCCTTCTGAAGGTGCGCGCTGAAAAGGCGGTTCCGGTTATTGAGCCGCTGATGACGGACGACGGTTACGACCGTTGGGTGCTGTTTGTCGGGTCGAATGCCTTCCGCGATGCGGAAGCGGACGCCGATATCAAGGCAGCGAACAAGGATGCCCGCCCCCGTGAAGGCACCATGTGGAAGAAGAACCCGATCTTCAACACGGGCGATCTTCTGTATGCGGGCGTCATCATCCGCAAGGTGCCCGAGCTTGACGGCCTGCTGACGTTCAGCAACGGCTCGATCAACTGCGCGCCCGTCTTCCTGTGCGGCGCTAACGCCGTTGGCGTGGTGTGGGGTCAGCTCCCCGAGCCGACCAAGCTCGACGATACCGACTACCAGTTCAAGAAGGGTGTCGGCATCGAAATGGCCTACGGCGTGGGCAAGATCGCCTACAAGACCGAGGCCGGGCTTCTGAAGGATTGGGGCGTTGTGACCGGCTGGGTCGCTTCGGTCGATGACGCCTGATCGGTGACAACAGGGGAGGCTTAATCGCCTCCCCCATTTTCTTTCCCAATCTCAATCGGAGGCCATCATGGCTACTCTCACTGCCGCTCGCGCGGCTTCGGCGTTCCCTGTGTTTTCCCCGCCGCACGGTAGCGGCATTGTCTGTACCGCTTGGGGCAAATACACCCTCGCGGCAAACCCGACCGCCGCTGACATTATCGAGTTCTGCAAGGTGCCTGCCGGTGCCACTGTTCTCGGTGGTTGGCTGATGGGCCCAGACATCGATACTGGTACCGAAGCGTTCGACATGGATATCGGCTGGGCCGCGACCGCCGATGAAATTGCTGCCCCGGATGGGTTCGGCAATTTCGGCGTCCTGTCTGGTGATGTCATCACTGAGCTTGTCCCGGTGGCTGGCATCTATCGCCCGTTGCAGGGCGTTCTTCTGACTGCTGGTCCGAAGAACTTCACTGCCCAGGCGACCCTGATCGGCACCGTCAATGTTGCAGCCAACGCTGGCGGCACTGGCGTGCTGACGCTGTGCGCCTTCTACACCGTCCCGTAAGCCCTGCCGGGCGGCCGAAATGCCGCCCGGTTCTCCTCTGAGGGGACGATATGGCCGACTTCAAGACGCTAGCCGAACTCAAGGCTGAAGCATTCGGCATTCTGACCGGGCTTGACCCGTCTCAGGTTGCCGATGCCGAGGAAATGGATTCGATTGGCGTTTATGTCGGGCCGTTGCTGGCTCAGCTCGCCGCCGATGAGATTGTTTACATCACGGACGAGGACGAAATCCCGAACGAGTATTTTCTGCCCATTACAAGGCTGCTGGCGAATGTCGCAGGCCCGCGCTTTGGCTCTCCGATGAACGCAGACGCCAAGATGATGGACGAGGCAACGTTGCGCCGTCTCACGGCCTCTAAAGCGACTTACGAGCCGATGAGAACGGAATATTACTGATGGTTGCCATTCCGCTTCCGGTCAGCACCTTCCCCGGTGAAAGACCGCAGGAGGGCGCAGGCAGGCTCATCAACACGTATGCAGAACCGCTGGGCGAGAACGGCCGGGCATCGGCTGTGCGCCACCGGGTGCCAGGTCTTGCGCCCTTTGGAACGTCGTCTGAAGCCACGTTTCGCGGTGCGCTGGAAATAGGATCGACGCTCTATACGGCCTTTGACGGTGAGGTGGTCAAGTTCACCTCTGCCGGTGGCGCTGCGGCGGCTGTAGACCAGTTGTCCGGGACTGACCGGGTGTTCTGGGCGAAGAACAACAAGCGTCCGACTGCTGACGTTTTGATCGTGTGCGGCGCTGGCACGTTCAAGATGGTGTCGGACGTGATTAGCGATCTTGCGGACGCTGATTTGCCGTCTGCCGTCGATATTTGCTTCTTGGACGGGTATTTCTTTTTCGGCATTGCGGACGGGCGGATATTCGCTTCTGGCCTCAATGCCATCACGGTAGGGGCCAACGACTTCGCCACGGCTGAAGCCAAGTCGGACACGCTCTATCGGGTGATCCCCTGGAATGGCCAGCTAATCGCCTGTAGCTCACGTTCCATTGAGGTTTGGTCGGGCTCCCCGCCTAACTTGACAGGTTTCCCGTTCAATCGTGTTGCGGTGATCCAGCGCGGTCTAATCGGCAATCTCGCCATCTCCGGTTATGAGGACGGGTTCGGCAAGGGCCTGCTGTTTGTCGGCGATGACAACGCGGTGCATCAACTCAATGGCTATACGCCGGAAAAGGTTTCACCGCCTGATCTGGACCGGCTCATTGAAGCGGTCGCAGATAAAAGCACGCTTTCGGCTTCGGTTTACATTTCTGGTGGCCATCCAAAGTGGGTGCTTTCGTGCGCCGCTTGGACATGGGAGTTCGATCTAAACACCCAGAAATGGAACGAGCGCAGGAGCTATCTTTCCTCCCGCTGGCGCGGGACCATCTCGTTTAACGCCTTCGACAAGTGGCTGTGCGGCGATACCGCGAGCGGGGACATTCTGCATATCGACCGCAACACGCACACCGAAAACGGTGCACCGCTGGTCGCGGAAGTCTGGTCCGCTCCGGTTCACAAGTTTCCCAATCGCGTGCGGTGCCCAAGGGCGGATTTCGATTTCTCGCCCGGCGTTGGCATTGCAACCGGAATTGATCCGAACGAGACCGCGCCGAAGGTTGAAATCGATTACAGCGACGACGGCGGTTATTCGTTTTCGACGCCAAGGGTCAGAGAGCTTGGGCGGCAGGGCAAGCCCAAGACGCGCATTACCGTGACGCTGAACGGGACGACGGGCGCACAAGGCCGTATCTGGCGCGTTCGCATGTCAGACCCGCGACACTTCGGACTGATGGCGGCGGATATGTACGCCGAACTCAAGGTCAACTGATGGCAATCCTGCGTCCGATCCCTCATCCCAGTGTTGCGTTTGTGGACGGGGAAGGGCGCATCACGCCGCCTTGGTACGAATACTTCAAAAGCCGGGAGCGCATCGGCTTCGCCAACCTGTCTGACGTGTCCGCGACCGCACCGACGAACGGTCAGGTTCCTGTTTACAGCACGTCCACCGGCAAATATGAGCCTGGAGCAAACTAATGGGTATTTTCGATAGCCTGACCGGCAAGCCTGCTGCGCGGGCTGCCGAGCAAAACCGCGACCGGTTGAGCGGGCTGCGCACCGAGGGGCTTGGCTACCTCGACAGGGGTACTGATTTCGCGATCAAGTCGCTGGAAGGCGCGAAGTCGGCTTTTGACCCGCTGACCAGCCTTGCCGGGAAATACGGGCAGGGCTCAGACCTCTACATGGATAGCCTCGGCATTAACGGGGCGGGCGGCAATGAACGCGCTGTCAGTGCGTTTCAGGCTGGGCCGGGTTACGACTTCGCGGTCAACCAATCGCTTGACGCGCTGGACCGGCGCGCGGCGTCCCGTGGCATGTTGGCGAGCGGAAACACCACGCTCGATACGCTCGGCACTGTGACGGGGCTTGCCAATCAGGAATACGGGAATTGGCAAAACAGGCTCGGCGGCTTCATGGCGCCTGAGCTTGCGGCGACTGGCGCGGTTGCCGGTGGTTTGGCCGGGTTGGAGGCTGGTAAAGCACCGATCTACACGAATGATGCAACGCAGCGGGTTAACCTCGCATCGAATGTCACGAACGGGCTCAATTCGCAGACGACGCAACAGGCGAACGCGCAGATGCAGGCGAGCGGGAACATGCTCAATCTCGGCATGGACCTCGCGAAAATGGTTGCGAGCGGCGGCACGTCGATGCTCGGCGGGGGCGGCTCAACCGGCGCAAAGACGTTCAATCTTGGCGGCTCGTCTGGCGCGATCTACTAGGGGCAACACATGGTACAATTGACCGTTCCCCGGCTTGACTTCAGCAAGCTTTCGGAACTGCCGGACGTATATCGTCAGAGCCGTGATGACTCGGCGAATAGGCAGACGCTTGCGAGCTTGGGTCAGGCCGTGCAGGGCGGACAGGTCGATTACACAAAGATTGCCGGGCAGGCATTCACGACGGGCAATGCGCAGCTCGGCATGTCGTTGCTGCAACTGGGTGAGCAGCAGCAACAGCGAAAGCGGCAGTCGGAAGCAGCATCGGATGCTTACAAGGGCTTCGCGCCGATGTTCGGCGGTCAGGCTCCGCAGGCTCCTGTTGCTCCGCAGTCCAGCGGGCCGTCAAACGCCGGTCCTTATGCCAACGCCATTTCCTCGATTGAGAGCGGTGGGCGCTATGATGCGACCGGCCCAGTTACTCGCACAGGCGACCGCGCCTATGGCAAGTATCAGGTCATGGGCGCGAACATCGGGCCGTGGACCCAAGAAGTTCTTGGGCGGCCCATGACGCCTGAGGAATTCATCGCAAACCCGCAGGCACAGGACGCGGTGTTTAAGGCCAAGTTCGGGGCCTATGCTCAAAAGCACGGGCCTGAGGGCGCGGCGCGGGCTTGGTTTGCCGGTGAAGGCGGGATGAACGATCCCAACCGGAAGGACATTCTCGGCACTACCGTTTCGGCCTACGCCGACAAGTTCAACCGTGCCGCGCCGCAAGGTGTGCAGGTCGCGTCGGCGGGCGGAATGCCCACGCCTGACACGGCCGCGCCTCAGGGGCCGCCCCCTCAGCAAGTTGCACAGGCCCCACAGCAGCCCCCGATGGGTGGCCCGACGATCAACGGCGTTCCGATTGCGCAGGCCGTGCCGCAGGCCATGCGCGTTATGATGAACCCGGACGCGCCAGCCGGTGCGAAGGAAATGGCCAAGCTTGTCTTGAGCAAGGCCATTGAGTCCAACCCGGAGATTGCGAAGCTTGAGGCGTTCCGGCGCGACCCTGCGCTGATGCAGATTGCGATCAATCTTAAGAAGGCTGGCGCAACGAACGTAAACGTGGACCAAAAGGGCGAATCTAAATTCGAGGAGGAGTTTGGCAAGAAGCAGGCTGACCGCTGGAACGGCTATATGGTCAATGCCGATGCTGCTCGCAGGAAGATGGTGGACGTTAACACCATGCGGGAAATCTCGACCCGTCTAGGCAATCAAGGTGCGGCGGCCGGAATAAAGGAAGCTATCGGTCCCTATGCGGACGCGCTCGGCATTAACGTAGACGGCCTATCGGACATTCAAGCTTACACACAGGTGATCCAGCGTCTTGCGCCGCAGCAGCGTGCGCCGGGGTCTGGCAGCACGTCGGACATCGAATTTAAGGGATTCATCAAGTCGCTGCCGGGCCTAAGCCAGAACCCGGTCGCCCGTGAAATCGGTTTAAACACAATGGAAGCCCTCGCAAGGGACGACATTGCACGCGGGGATATTGCTTCAAAGCTTGCTACCGGCGAGATAAAGCGCGACCAAGCCGAGAGGGAATTGCGACAACTGCCAGACCCCATGAAGGGGTTTGTTGAATGGCGCAAGGCTAATCCGCAACTGTATGGGCAGGCCCTTAAGGGCGGGGCAGAGGCACCGCCGCCTCAGAGCCCCCCGCGCCAGTCGGCTCCTAAGCCTGACCAGCCGCAGCCGGGGGCTATTGAACAAGGCCACCGCTTCAAAGGCGGCGATCCGTCGAAGCAAGAGAATTGGGAGCCCGTTCGCTGATGGCCGGGCCATGGGAGAATTACGCCAGTCGCGATCGCGCGCCGCTGCAAATTACAGTGCGCCCGCAAGGCCAGCAGAGCGCGCAGCCATCAGGCGATGGGCCGTGGTCACGTTATGCTCGGCACCCCCCCCCCGAAATCGGCGTGGCCGAGGATGTCGCGAAGTCTGCCGGTAGCGGTCTTGTGAAGGGCGCAATTGGCCTTGCGGGTATGCCAGGCGATGTTGCTGAGTACGGTGCGCGCGGCATCAATGCAGCAACGCAGTTTGTTGGTGGGAAGCTTGGCCTTGACGTTGCGCCGCGAGAATCCCGCGAACCCAGTTACGGGCAGGCGGATATTAGGACAGCCGTTGAGGGCGTCATTGGCAAGCTTTACGAACCGCAGACGACGGCTGGAAAATACGCCCAGACCATTGGTGAGTTCGCGCCGGGTGCCTTGATCGGCCCCGGTGGCGTTGCTGCCCGTGCGGCATCTGTGGTTGTCCCTGCGGTCGCTAGCGAAGCTGCCGGGCAATTGACTGAGGGCACGGCATGGGAAGGCCCGGCGCGGCTCGGCACGGCCCTTGTGGGCGGCGTTGGGGTTGGACTGGCGTCCCGTCCTTCCACTGCCTCCCGCGCAATCCGTGAGGCTATGCCGGAAGGCGTCACGCCGCAGATGGTGGACGACGCTGCGCGGCTGATGGACGACGCTGCGCAGCAGGGCATTACGCTGGCGTGGCCTGAGGCATTGAGCCAAGTCGCAGGCAGGCCAGTTCTGACGAATGCGATGCGCCATTTGGAGGCTGCACCGCAGACCGAAGGACGGATGGCCCAGTTCTTCGGGGATCGCCCTCGTCAAGTCGAGGGTGCCGCGCGTCCGCAGTTCGATAACATTGCGCCGGTCAATCGTGCGCCGTCCAATATCGGACAGGAAGTGTCGCGCGCATCTCGGGAGGCAATCGATAACACACCTGAAGGTGTTGCGTTAAGTGAGGCTGTCTGGCGGGCTGGGCCTAGGGTTTCCCCAGGTGACGCAGGGGCTGTAATCCAGCCCGAACTACGTAGAGTTTATGAACGCAGGGAGGGCATGAGGAGCGCTCTTGCGGACGCCGATTACACAGCGGCCCGTAATGCGCCCGCGACTATTCCGACAAATGGCGGGTATCGGGTGGCGGATGTAACAAAAACTTATCTGGACCGGCCAGATATTCCGATCTTGCTCGACCAAGGGAAAAGGAACGCGGCGCGGGTCAAATGGCTTGATGACAACAGTGCAACCCAAAAGGTCCCTATACTCGGGGAGCGCCCAACCCAATTCGCTCAGGTCGATGCAGCGCCCGTCCTCGCTGGGATTGATGATGCATTACAGAGCGCAAAGGGATCGGTCCGGCAGGCGCTACAAGCGGCGCGCGGAGCCCTATTAAGGGCTGACGGTGAAATAGATTCGACGGTTCAAGGGCTACATAATTCTAGGAAGGCCATCACCGATCTTATAGATCAGGCGAAGAGAGCTGGCGCAAATAATGCCGTCAAAGAACTTGAAGGGACACTTTCATATCTTGATGATGCGCTAGAGCGCGTGCCTGCGTATGGTCAGGCACGCCGCTCGTTTAAGGCTGCAAGTGAACCTCTTTCGCCGTTTGATGCGAATAGGGCTCCCGGTCGTATTATCGAGCAAGACCAGTACGGCCAACGGCTGATAATGCCTCCTGAGGATGTGCCAGGCGCGATCCAGCGGGGGGGCGCATCAGCGGGGCGTGATTTCAACCGAGTAGCATCCCCCGCCGCGCGGGAGTCATTCGAAGCGCATATTACGACGCAGGTGCTTGATTCTGCAAAAGGGGCCGGTGTCGAAATGTCGGCAGGGGCCATTAGGAGTGCTATCCGACAGAATGAAGATTTGTTGCGTGAATTTCCAGGCGTCCGTTCGCGCCTGGAAAGCATCGCGGCCTCAAGAGACGCACTTGACGGTATATTGGCGGGGCCTCTTGGAAAGATCGCAAAAAGAGACACGACGACAAAGGCAGCCATAAACGCTCTGTTCCCGGCCAACCCTCTGGCCAACAGCGCAGACGAAATTGCAACAACCGTTAGCGCGCTCGCAGTCCGCAACCCGCGCGCGGCGCGTGATCTAGTCCGCGCGCATGTCGAGACGACGTTTAACGAAGCGGCACAGTGGTTGCAGACCGGAGCCAATCAGGCTGGCGGGGCCAAGTTTAGGACGGCGCTGGTTGGCAACTCGCAACAGGCGGCCAATCTGGAAGCAGCGGTTCGGGCGCTGCCGAACGGCAATCAAATCTGGCCGGGCTTTAATCGGTTTCTTGACGTGCTTGAAGCCACCGGGACCCGTCAGGGCGTTGGTAGCCGCACGGCCTACAATGCCGAGATACTTAAGAACGCGGCAGCGAGCGGGATGGTGGGTGAGGCGGCGAAGGGCGCGGCCAATCCCCTTAGGGCCTTCCAGTTCTTGGCTGACCGCTATGAGCGGTACCGGCTCGGCAGCAACATGAACGAACTGGCTGAAATTCTAACCAACCCTCGTTCGGTCAATCAGCTTCGCGCTATCGCCCGAATGCCCGTTGGTTCTGGACAGGCTCAGGCGGTCACTTTGCGCTTGCTCACTCAGGCGAGTGCGTCTCGCTGACCACCACATGAACAGCCGGGCAAGTAGCCCTGTTGAAAGCCACGAAACGAAAATGGCCACTGCGTAAGGCGCAAGGCCAAGGTCCGCGTGGTTCGCCCATGTGTCGGACCAAATGAAGAAGCCGACAGCGACGGCGATCTGAAACGAGTACCAAGCAAGTTGCGTTTTCATCTGTCTATCCAACCCGCCCTTTGTGGCGGGTTTTTCTTTGGGGTTAACGCATGGCCGGATTCTGGCATCTCTCTCATCACCAGCTTCGCGACCTCAACGGCGCGGTCTATGCCGGGGCCAAGGCGTATTTCTTTGAAGCCGACACGCTGGCCTCAATCATAGTCTACCAAGATTACGGCCTAGGAACACCCCACCCGAACCCGGTAGAGGCCAATTCCGCAGGCATTTTCCCCCCGGTTTTCTTCGATGAGGTAGACGGTTTCTACCGCCAGCGTCTGACGACCTCAGGCGGCGTCATTATTCCCGGAACGGACGTTGGCACCCTGCCGATTATCGGGCCGGGCGTGGGCGGCGGCGGCGCGGAAGTCCCGGTTGATGAAAACGCGCTGCTGAAGGTCGGTGACCTGTTCTGGCAGCCCATGTCCGGCTCTCGCGCTGGATTTGTGCGGGCGAACAATCGCTCGATTGGCTCGGCCACGTCGGGCGCGACGGAACGTGCGAACGCCGACTGCGAGCAACTGTTTCTCGAATACCACGGGCGGTTCTCTGACACGATCTGCCCGGTGAGCGGCGGGCGTGGTGTTTCAGCGGCGGCGGACTGGGCCGCGAACAAACAGCTTCAATTGCTCGACATGCGCTTCCGCGATCCGCGCGGCCTTGACGACATGGGCAACACGGCGGCGGGGCGGTCTACCGGCGTGCCGTTCACGGTTGGCGGCAGTACAACGCCCGGCGCGCAATGCGGCGAGGCGGTGCATCAGCTTTTAGCGGCATCATTGCCGGTCATTACGCCGACTACGGCCAGCATTACGCAGCCTGCATTCCTTTACGAAAGGGCCAGCGTCGGGTCGACGACGCCCGCCGGGACGGGTGGGGCAACCGCCGCCGCTCTCCTTGCCTCCACGTCCACCGCCGTATCCCAGACGCAGAACGTAGCCGTGACTATGAATTCCTTCGGCAGCAACGGCTCTCATAACACAACGGGGCTTTGTATGCTCGGCACCTGGTACATAAAGCTTTAATGCCATGCTGACAGGCATGCTCTCCCCCGTCTCGAATCGCGCGGACTGGATCGAAGCCTACGGGCTTTATGACATCGAGACGGACGAACCGTTCGATGTAGCAGACGCAACCGAAATCACAGTGTCTATCCGGCGCAAGGAAGGCGGCTCACCGCTGCTTACCGCAACGCTTGGCGGCGGCTCAATCGTGCATGTCGAAACGGGTGTGTTTCAGTGGACGTTCACTGAGGCGCAAATGCGGACGCTGTGTGCAGGCACGTATTCAATCGGCTGCACCATCGACAAAGACGACATCGTTTCTCAGCTTTTGATCGGCTTTCTGCCGATTGTTGACGGAATCGTATCATGACACTCAGATCTACGTCGCGCCCGTCGATCCGGGGCAAGGTTCTCGCGCGCCTGCCTGCCACGCTACAGGGTGACGGCGGCATCGCGGTTGAAAAGGAAAATGGGACGTGGACCATTGCGCCGGACTGGCTGCAACTCGCACTGGAGGAAACTGTTGCAAACCCCGCAGAACGCCAACTTTGGACCTTAAACCCTACTACGGGAGTTTACACGCGGCTTACTGTTCAATTCTTGATCGATGAGCTGCCGCCGGGCGAAACGGGGGCGGCGGGTGACGATGGCTCTCTCATCTTTGTGCAGAACAGCGCGCCAGCAACTTCGGAGCCTGAGGGATCGCTGTGGATCGACGCTGATAGTACTGACCTCGATCTGTACCAACTTGTCAGTGCGGTTTGGACCGATACCGGCGCAAACGTAAAAGGGGCAACGGGCGCAACCGGTGCAACAGGTCCGGCGGGTGCCGATGGCGCTGGCGGCGATATGTTCAAGGCGGACAATCTGTCAGGTCTGGCCGACAATCCGACCGCCTTGGGCAACATCGGTGCGGCAGGGGTAGCGCTCTCCAACCAGTTCACCAAGCCGCAAGGCTACGCCGAATCCGCCCTCACCTACACGTCGGGCGGCACGACTCCATGGGACGTTGACGCGGCTCCTCTTGCCACTCTTGCAGCGGCTACCGGCAATACGACTATGGGCGCACCGAGTAACGTGGTGGCCGGGCGGGTCTACTCCATTCGCATCGTGCAGGATTCGACGCCCCGAACCATCGCATGGAACG